CACGTTGCCGCGCGGTTTCACGGCGAACGCTGGGCGCGCACCTTCAGGAATCAAATTGGCTAACGGCCCTGCGCCCTCCATCATGGCGCGATCGATCTCTTTGGCAACAGCTTTGCCTGCGACGGATGCGCCTTTCTTGGCGATCGCTCCAACCGGAATCATGGTCGCGACATCAGCGACATCCAGCACTCGCGGGTCAAGCCTGAATGTGTTGATGCTGCCGCCGCCGCGGATGGCTGCGCGTGGGCCGTAGTACGACACGTCCTCAGCCAATGACGCGGCTCCAGGCAAACTCAGTAGTTCATCGACGCCTGTGCCGCCAAGCAGCGGGATGCGCGGGTCGACCTGATACTGGCCCGTGTATTGCTGTGCCGCGCGCAACGCGCGCGCAAGTTTACCCAAGGTTGCGTTCTGTGGGGATGCCTTCAGCTCGTCGGCCATGGTGTCACCACTTTACCTTGTTGGCCCAATAGGCCGCGCTGGACGGCCCCTTGGCGATGTTCTTGGCGTGGCGCGCCTTGAACGACTTGTTGCGGGCGCTGCCCTCGGGTGAACCTTTCACGCCTTGCTGGCCGAAGTGAACTACCTTCTCTTTACCGTCGAAACACGCCTTCACCACGTGGGAGTGTTTCGGGTCGCTGGGCGTGCTGCGCGGCTTGTTGCACGCCATCTTGCTCTTGTCAACGGTCTTCGCCATGGTTCATCTCCCGCGGCCCGAGGCCTTGCGAGCCGCGCGCATGTTGTCGACTAGGTTGGGGTAGGGTCGGCCAGCAACCTTCGCTGATGCCTTGGCGCTCGACTTCTGCTTGGTGCTCAGCGGCTTCGGCTCGCCGAGTGACTTGGGCCGCGCCTTGTCCCAGATTGGCTTGTTAGACGGCATATGGGTTCACCCTTTCCCGCTTCTGCGGTTTCGGTTCGTCTGGGTCTTTTGCGCGGGGCAACTCGAACCAGCCGTCGTTCTTCAAGTAGATGATCGCTTGCGTGAAAGTGTCCACGTAATCGTCATGTTCGGCAACAGGAAACTTGGTCAATTGCTTCATGAATGCGCTGGCCCACGACACTGGGTGGCCGTGATTTTTGCCGCTCTCGGGTACCCACACCACCTCTAGCTCCAGCGTGGGCGCGGCCTGATGGGCTCGGCTCACCTTGTCGGCGTTGCCTGGATTGTACCCGATGGCGGGGACACGCGCCAGCCGCAGGTCTTGCAGCAGGGACTGACCGCTGGCCTTGGCCTCCACCAGCACACGGTCGGGTCGCCGCGCGCGGACGAAGGGCATGTGCTTGGTCGGGCCACCGTACTCGGTCTGCCAACCCTTGATCGCCTTCTCGCGCAGCTCGGGGTAGCTGAGGTGATCGTCCCACGCGTCGATGAGCATCACCTGTCGCTGACCCTCGTGCGTGAACACAGCCCAGACGGTGCAGGCGGTCGGGTCGCCGCTCGACTTCTCAGTGAACGCGCAGTCGTAGCTCTGCAGAACATACTCGAACTGCGGCAGCCCCTTGTCGTGCGGCCATAGCTGAATGTGCTTGGTCTTCAGGATGCCGCCCTGTGCGGGTTGCGGGTCTTGCTGCAGCTGGCCCGCGGTGCCGTACATGCCTAGCAGTTGCTTCAGCTCGGTGACCTCGCGTGGCCCGAAGCGTTCGGGGCAGATGAGCTCGCCGACCTTGGTGCGCGGGTCGTACGTCCCCAGTGTCGTCTTGCGTCGCTTGCCATCCCACTCCGCGGGGATCATCAGGTGTTCCCAGCCGCCGATGTCGTCGATGATGTGTCCGCTGATGTCGCGCTCGTGAAGCCGCTGCATGATGGTGATCATGGCGTCACGCTTGGGATCATTGAGTCGGGTCGACCAGACGACATCGAACCACTCCAGCGCGGTCTCGCGCATTGTGTCAGATTGCGCTTCTTGGGCGCTATGCGGGTCGTCTAGGATAAGCCTTGAGCCACCTTCACCGGTGGCCGTACCGCCAACGCTAGTGGCCAGCCGGTACCCTGTCTTGTCGTTCTCGAATCGTTGCTTGGCGTTCTGGTCACCGGCGAGCGTGAACATGTGACCCCATCGCTCTTGGTACCATGGCGACTGAATGAGCCGCCGAGCCTTCAGGTTGTCGCGGATGCTGAGGTTGCCGCTGTATGATGCGCACAGGTACTTCTGCTCAGGCTGGGCCAGCCACTCCCACATTGGGAACATCACCGAGACGATGGTCGACTTCGAGTGTCGTGGCGGGATGTTGATGAGCAGCTTGCGCAGTTCACCGGCGCTGATCGCTTCCAAGTGTTCGCAGATCGCCTCGATGTGCCAGCTGGCAATGAACTGAATGCCTGGCTCAACGATCGGCCATGCTTGGCGAACGAATTCATACAGTGATCCGCTCGCCGCTCGCCTGTCTTGTTCACGCTTGATCGCCGCGCGCAGAACGTCCGGCGACACCGGTGCGTTCATCAGCCGCTGGCCTTGCCTAGCAGGTTCGCCACCTGAGCCAGTTCGGTGTCGCTCAATCCCTTCAGGTCGAGCGCCGCGACACTGATCGGGCCACCACCAGCGCCGGTCATCTCAGTGCGCGCAAGTTTCGGCACGTGGTATTCAACGACACCCTGAAACAAGTTGAATGCCTTTTCCGGATTCGGCGGAACAACCCACAGCGGGTTGCCATTGTCGTCGTGCATTTGGTTTCCCAGAGTGTCGTTGCGCGGGACGCCAGCCGCGACCGCATCAAGCCATTCCTGAAGCCGCTCTGCGTTGTTGTCGACGAACGACGCAATCGCTTGTCGCGCCTCTCGCGTCGCCTTGTTGGGGACGCCAGCCGGACGGCCAACGCTGTTCACGCCGGTGCGACCTTTGACTCCAGCCAATTATCACCTCCGAATATTTTTGGAATGCCGCGCTCTGATTATCGCCGCAGTCTCTGCTCAAAGGCAATCGCTGATCCCGAGATCCGAGTTGCCCGAGATTTCCTATTGTTTTCTTATTTTAAATGTTTATTAATTTAATTATGTAATTTTCCAACAATTACTATCTTGGGTATTTTGGGATTATGCCTCAATCTCGGGATCGGAATCCCAAGATGCCCGAGGCGACCCCAAACCGTAAGTCCGTGCCCGAGATAATCCCGCGGCGATCATCCATCGCCCCTAACTACTAAGCGGTCAACCTTCGTTGAGAGTCAGATGACGTCAACAAGTTGAAGAAAGTTGTTGCCTTATGCTTCGAGGTCAGGCAGAGTTCGTCTCAGCAGCACCCAACTCAGAACTTAGACCGGAGAACGAAATGCCCCGTGCAGCCCGCCAACCCAGAACCGCCGCTTTCACCGAACTGCAAGCCGCGGCCAACTCAGTGAACGAGAACAATGATTGCGCAGTGAAGGCAGTCGCCATCGCCTGCAACGCCGACTACCACACCGTGCGCGACATGATGAACCAGATGGGCCGCAAGACTGGCAAAGGCACCGACTGGGCGATCATCAACGACACCATCGACCGTCTGGGCTACGACAAGGTGAAGGTCGACCCAGCGACCATCATCGCCAAGTACCCCAAGGGCCACCGCGACGTGCTGAAGAGCGTGACCACCCATCACCCCGACCGCTTCCGCGATGTGTGGGCCGATGGCAAGACCTACCTCATGTACACCCGCGGCCACGTGCTCACCATCGTCAACGGCGTCAACCACGACTGGACGCGCGGCACCGCGCGCCGCTGCTACTGCCTGTGGGAGATCGTGCAACGCTAAGTCGTTGTTCGGCAACGAGAATCGCAATAAGTCCAAAAATAATTGCGAAACTTGTTGCCGTCACCGCAGTTTCAGGCATACTACGTCTCACGGTGATCAAACGACACCGTTCAACTTAGAAAGGAACCTAGCCATGCTGAACATCACCACCGCCACCACCGCTGAACTCGTCGCCTTCTACAACGCCAACGCTGCCACCGCAGTGAAGAAGTTCGCCGACCGCAAGACTGCCGAGCGCCGCGTCGCCGCCCTGATCGAGACCATCAAGCCGGTGGTCGAGACCAAAGCCAAGGCCAAGACGAAGGCACCGAAGGTCTACAAGACCCACGAAGAGCGTAGCGAAGCCATCGCCAAGTCGTGGCTCGTTCCGGCCACCAAGGCCAAGCGTGTCACCCGCCACAGCGTCGACGTCGTCACGCCCGAGGGTCTGCGCATGGGCTTCCACAGCACCAAGCATGCGTTCGAGGTTCTGGAGCTGCCGCTCGGCCAGCACATCCGCTTCCGCGGCCAGCTGAAGCAAGCCGGCACCAAAGAGTTCGTAGCCAACGACGGCTCTTACAAGTTCATTCTGACCATGGGCTTCCTAGCCGCAGCCTGACAATCGCGGGGCGGCGCAAGCCGCCCTGTGAATGGCAAGCCCAACCAACAAGGAACCCAGCCATGAACCCAACGGTGTACGCAGTCAAGAAGCTCTACGGCGGCAAGAAGCCTTCGGGCGGCTGGGCTGACTTCAAGCACCGCCTGTGCCGCGCCGGTGTCATCTCTGACCCCACCAACGATGTGCCCGCGCTCTGGCAGCAAGCCTTCCTCAA